GAACGCAAACAGAAGCAGCACGAGAAACTCCTCGCCACCGCCATGCGCGCGGCAGTCGCCAACTCGAAGGAACTGAAGGCCCTGCGCGCCGCAGCCAAGGCGTGCCGGGACTGGCAGAACCTCCAGGAAGTCGCCGCCGAGATCGAGCGCGTGCTCGCCGAAGAGACCGAGCGCATGGCCCGCGAAGACCTCAAGCAGATGAGCCTCTTCGAGCAGGAGTGAGCCGTGCTCTCTTGCTCCTCTTGCCAGGGCAAGTTCTACGCGCACGTCGTCCTCCACGGCGTGCGCGTTCCTGCTTGCAAGGCGTGCTACAAGCGCGTGTCGCGCGGGCGCTCGTTCCTCAAGACGGGCTACGCGACCGAGCAGGAGCGCAAGGAGCAGGGACGCTTCGTGCTCGAACACGAACGACATCTCACCGACGACCAGATCGCCAGTAAGCTCGGCGTCTCGCGTCACACCGTCATGCGCCGCAGGAAGGAAGCCAATGCCGCTCTGGAAGCCGAACGCAGCCGAGATCGCGAAGCTCAGGGCTCGGGTTGAAGAGAAGACCGAGGACGAGCAGCTCCAGGACAACTACTTTTTCCACGGGCTCTACTCGCTGTCGGAGGGCCTGTACGCGAACAAGCCGCCCGCGAACCTGTGGGTCAAGACCGAGAGCGGTGAGTGGAAGCGCCTCAAGCGCAAGCTTTCACGCCGCGAGTGGATCGAGAGCTTCTTCATGATCCGCACGAAGGCGGGCAAGATCGAGCCGCTCAAGCTCAATCGCGCACAGCGCCGACTCGAAGCGTGGATTCTAAGAATGGAACGCGCTGGTGTTCCTGTGCGCATCCAGATCCTCAAGGCCCGACAAATGGGCTTCAGCACGTACATCCAAGCCGTGATGTTCCACTCGTCACTGCGCGGAGACCGAGTGCGTTCCTTGATCGTCGCCGACAACCGCGAGCGCTCCGAGACGCTGCTCCAGATCGCCGAGGTCGCGCGCACCTGCATGCCGAAGTCGAAGGACGGCGACGTGTGGGAGTTCAAGATGAAGTCCGCGGCCACCAAGTCGCTTGTGTGGTCTGAGCCCATCGGGTCCGAGATCAGGATCACGTCGGCTGAAGCGCCGCAGCCGGGACGGGGCGGTACACGCACGATGGCTCACTTGAGCGAGGGCTCGATGTGGCCCGACGCGCACCTGAAGCAGATGGGCATCTTGGCGTCCGTGCCGTCACTGCCGGGGACGTACGTGTTCGACGAGTCGACGGCGAACGGCGACGTCGGCACGTTCCGCGACGGCTTCTGGGAAGCGTGGCACCAGCGCGCGATCCCGCTTGCGAAGCGCATCAATCCCTGGCACGCCGAGTTCTATGCGTGGTGGGAGCACGACGAGTACTACTTCTCGAAGAGCTACGGACTGCGCACGGGGCTCTCGAAGGAGCTCGAAGCCGAGATCCGTGCGACGCTCAACGACGAGGAGAACTGGCTCCTGAAGCAGACGACGCTCGTGCGCTGGACGCCCGACACGCCGTGGGAAGAGGTCGTCGACTGGCACACGGGCGAGAAGAAGTGGCGGCGCGTCGGCGTCGGCCCGCAGCCCGTCTCGATCGACCAGCTCGCGTGGCGGCGCTTCAAGATCGCCGACAAGGAGATCGGCGGCGACATCAACCGCTTCAACCAGGAGTACCCCTCGCGCCCCGAGGTGGCGTTCCTCGCGTCCGGTCGCCCCGTGTTCGACACCGAGATCGTGGGCCGCTACCTGAACGAGACCACCGATCCCGTCGCGGTCGGCTGGGTGCTCGAAGCCGCGATCGAAGACCTACCTGAGTCTGTGTAGCATCCTGTCCTATCCGTGGTGTAGGCTTGACGACAGCTACTACAGGTCGTAGACCCCTCACCCGTGCGGGTTCGCTTCGAGCGGCAGCGATCTGGAGGGGTGTCGGTCTGGAAAGAGCCCGAGCCGCTGAAGCAGTACGTCATCGCGGCTGACGCTGCCGGTGGTGGTGAGCACGGGGACTTCGCGGCGGCCTGCGTGATCGAGGCGGAGACCTGCGACCTCGTAGCGACCTTCCGCTCGAAGATCGACCCGCACCGCTTCGGCCCGCTCGCCGCGCGGCTTGCGTGGTACTACGGTGAGGCGCTGCTCGCGTTCGAGACCTACCCCTCGGCGCACGGCTACACGGCTGCGCTGGAGGCCCAGCACTACGGCTACAAGCGCCTCTACCGGCGCCACCGCGAGGACATCGGCTTCCGCCAGATCGGCGACATCCTCGGGTTCCACACGAACGCGACGACCAAGCCGCAGCTCATCGACCGCATCAAGAAGGCGCTCGAAGAAGGCTGCAAGATCCCCAGCCGCGACCTCATGCTGGAGATCAAGTCGAAGTCCTGGGACGAGACGGGCGACCTCTCCGACCGCGGGCACGACGACCTGCTCATGGCCTACGCGATCGCGCTGCGCGTGCGCGATCAGGCGTACACGCGCGGCCTCCTGCGCGAGAAAGCCCCCGAGTTGAACTCGTGGGAGGACCGCTACTGGGCGGCGCGCCGTCAGCGCTTCGACCGCGCTCAACCTCGCATGCGGAGGGCGTTCAATGGCCTCTAGCCTCAACGGCTTCGAGTTCGGCGTCTTGTGTGTCGTCGTGGCGTTCTCGGTCGTGCCAGCGATCGTGATCGCCTTCGCGCTCGTGCGCGTGAACCTGCGCCAAGCGACGCTGATTCAGAAGCTCACCGAGGCCAACCTCGCACTCTCCGAGAAACCCGCGGCGTTCACCGCTGCGCGCCTCATGGAAGAGACCGAGCGCGTCACCGCGCAGGCGAACGGGCGCATCCCGCAGCGCAAGCCCTCTGCCGCTCAATGAAGTCGACCCCCTCCACCAAGGACTCCGAGACGATTGAGCTCGTCACCACGCGAGTCAATCCGGTCGGACTGCGCTTCGAGCGCACGCAGATGGAGGAGCTGTGGCTGAAGTGCATGGCCTTCTGGTCAGGCAAGCAGCACTTCTACATCGAGGGCGGTCAGCTCCGTGACCTCGCTGCCGACATGTCGGAGCACACCGTGCTCTACAAGGCGAACAAGTGCCGCGCGGCTGTTCTGCGCGCTGTCGCCAAGGTGCAGAACGTCAACGCGACGATGCGCGTGCGGCCCGCGTCGGGCTCCATCAAGCACCGCGAACTCGCGAAGCTCTGCGATCGACTCGTCGAGCACCAGCGTGAGGTCGGGGACTTCCGATGGACCCAAACGATGTCGACCTTGTGGAAGGCGATCTGCGGGTCTTCCTTCATCAAGGTCTACTGGAATCCCGACAAGGGAGACCCCGACCGCTTCTTCTACGGCGACGCGGCGAAGACGACCCCCATCCCCGAGGCGATGCTCTCGCCGATGGAAGTGCAGGAGAAGGAGAAGCAGGGCCTCTTCCTCGACCTGCCTCCCGGTGAAGTGCAGACCGCCGTCGTCTCGCCGTTCGCCTTCTTCCACGACTGGACCTCGCGCGACAAGTCCGTGATGGGCTGCCGCTGGGCGGCGGAGCGCCACTACCTCGACATCCCTGTCGTCGCCGAAGCGTTCAACATCGACGAGAAGGATCTCCAGCCCGACGAGGGCTACAACGGACTCGTCAACTACGAAGAGGCGATCGCGTTCATGTGCTCCAACGTGAACACGTCGCCGTTCATGTGGAACACGCCCGAGGACAAGCGCGGACGCCGCTGCATGTACGTCGAGATGTGGGAGCGCCCCTCGCGCAAGTTCAAGCGCGGGCGCCGCATCGTGTACGCGGGCGGCAAGGTGCTCTACGACGGCGAGAACCCCTACGCTGCGTCGCGCTCTGGGCTCCTGCACATCCCCTACGTGAAGGACGACTGGGTGCCGCACCCTGGCCGGTTCTGGGGCGCCTCGCTCATGGAGGATCTCACGAGCCCGCAGTACAACCTGAACGACAGCCGCGCGAAGCTCGCGCAGCACATGCGGGTGTTCGGCCAAGCCTCGACGTTCGTGGACGACACGACGCAGCTCGACACGGACAACATGACCCTGGAGCCGGGGGCGGTCTACAAGATCCCCGCGGGCTCGAAAGTCCAGACCGGACCCGCGCCGCAACTTCCGCCCGAGGTGCTTCAGTTCGGCGAACTGTGCGAGAAGGACTTGCTCGACGCCGCCGCGCAGTCGGAGATCGGTGCCGATTCGCTGCCGGGCCAGATGCGCTCGGGCGAAGCGATCCGCCTCATGAACGAGGAGCGCCACGTCACGCTCTCGATCCCCGCGGAGACCACTGTGCGTGTCTCGCGCGACGTCGGTCGCATGATGCTGGAACTCGGAAAGCTCTTCTACGACGAGCGCCGCATGCTCCGGTACTTGGGCGAGGACCAACAGTGGGAGGTGCGCTACTTCACGGGAGCGGACATCACCTCCGACATCGTGGTCATCGGACAGCCCGACGTCTCCGACACGCTCGCGAACCAGCGCAGCGAGATGCTCGACTCGGTGGCGGCGGGCGCCTTCAACCCGCAGTTCGACGACGAGACGCGCACGCTCATCCTGAAGGGCCTGCACTTCAACACGTCCGACGAGTTCATGACGTCGAAGCTGCTCGCCGAGCGCAACCAGGAACGCGAGATCGAGATGATGATCGCCGACCCGCGGCGCTTCATGGACCGACCGTTCCCCGTGCGGCCCTACGAGAACCACGAGGTCGAGATGCGCGTCCTCGTGCGCTTCATGTACGGCGAGCGCTTCCGGTCGCTCGACCCCGACACGCAGAGCATCATCGAGATGCACTACCAGATGCACATGATGGCCCTCGCTCAGCAGATGCAAGAGCAGCAGGCGATCATGCCCCAACAGGAGCAGCGTGCTCCCAAGGGAACGCCCTCACAACCCCGGCCCAAGTAGGACACCACCGACATGGCGCAGGAACAGAAGAAGCCCGTGCAACCCGAAGGCGACCCCGGTCGCTACTTCAAGCGGGAAGACACGGCGACGATCAAGACCATCGCCGATCAGGCGAAGGAGATGGCCTCCACCCGCGAGCGCATCGAGCGCGCGACCGGCAACCCGGCGAACGCGCAGTTCGTGACTCCGCTTGTCGTCTTGCCCGAGCACTCGGCGCAGGCGTACGACGCGAAGAACCACCTCGAAACCGCGGTGGCCGAGAAGAAAGCCGAGATCCAAGCGGACATCGAAGCGGAGCAGGCGGAGTACCTGTTCTTCTACCGCTGCCGCACCTGCGGCGCGCACGCCCTGTACTTCAGCCAGAATCCCTCGCGGCTCCCGCACGTCGGGCAGAAGGACTGGTACGCGGCGTACAAGAAGACCGACGAGGTGTACTCCGGTACGCCCATCTGTCAGGTCTGCCTCATGAAGACCGGACAGGAGAACGACGTCGGTGTCGTCTCGATCGACCGGCGCTCCAACTGGGTGCCCGAGCCGCGCTGGATCTTCCAACGCGCGAAGAACATCGAGCGGCTCAAGATCGAGGGCGAGTTCCGCGCGGTCGACCTCCAGTACGCCTCGGCGAACACGGGCCGTCAGACGGCCATGAAGCGCTGGGCGGATCACCTCGAAGCCAAGCAAGCGGCGCCTGCCGGGAAGGGTGCGTGAGCCGTGGCTGACGAAGTGAAACCCGACGCCGCTCCGCAGGCGCCCGCCCCGGTCGCCAACGACGACATGCTCGTCGAGGTGGTCGTGGACGGCAAGAAGGTGCAGGAGCCCGTCTCGAAGCTCCGCGCGTCCTACCAGATCCAGTCCGCAGCCGAGGCTCGACTCAACGCCGCGAAGCAGTACCAGCAGGAGTACCGCGCGCAGGTCGAACTCTCCAACCGGCTGGAGAACCTCCTCCAGACGCGCGGCCCCGAGGCTGCGGTCGAGGAGTTCCAGCGCATCGCCGAGCGCGCCGCGGGCCGTCCCGTGAAGCGTGGCGAGGCGCAGCAACAGTCCACCGATGTCGACACTCCCGCCGACCCGAACACCACGGGTCTCCAGCGGGAACTCCAAGAGGTCAAGGATCAGCTCCAGGAGCTCACCGGCTTCAAGCGTTCGATCACCACCGAACGCGCGGCAGCGAAGATCCGCAGCGACCTTGCTCAGTACCCCGTCTACCGCGAGGATCCTGAGCTTCTGGAGCGTGCGGCAACGGTCGTCGGGGCCATGAAGGTCGCTTTCCCCGATCGAGCGGAGGATCAGGTCATCGCGGAAATTCACGCGCAGGACCAAGCCCTCATCACCCGTCAACTCAAACAGGTTCACGACAACAGGCTCGCCCGAGCTGGTGTCACCCGAGCCGTCAACCCGCAACTCGGCACTCCCGCCATGACCGACTTCAAGCCCCCGACCTACGAGGACTTCAAGAAGGGTACGTGGAGCGAGAAGGTCGCCGAGTTCACGCGCAAGTTCGTCGGTCAGGACACCCTCAACGGCACCTAGTCCAAGGAAGCCAACTATGGCTGGCATCGACACCGCAACCGGCGTTCAGTTCGCCTCTGGTCAGGCGTACGCCGACAGCTTCATGACCAACTTCATGGTGCCCGTTCTCGCGGACGCCAGGAACAACTCGTCCGTCCTGTGGAGCATGCTGAAGAAGCAGCCCCACACGCCGGTCTCGGGGCGCTTCATCGTCTTCCCCGTCCGCTTCGGTCGCAACACGGGCTCGAACGCCGTGCGCGAGTCGTACACCGCCCAGGCCAGCCCCGATCTCCCCGATCCGGGCGCGCAGGGCGGCAAGAACTACTCGTTCGGCACGCGCACCATGTACGGTCGCGTGAAGCTCGACGGGCCGACCATCCGCCGTGGCAAGACGAACGGCGGCGCCTTCATCCCGATCTCCGAGCTGGAGATGCAGGGGATCATCGATGACATGACCGTCGAGTGCAACCGCATGGCGCACAACGACGGCTCGGGTCGCGTCGCAGAGGTCTCGTCCGTCTCGACGACGACCATCACGATCCGCATGAACCAGTCCATCGAAGGTGTCCCGACGGTCTCCACGCCGATCGCGGACAAGTACTTCGAGGTCGGTCAGCGCGTCGCGTTCTGCTCGTCGACCGGCACGATCCGCACGAGCGGCTCCAACGGCGCGTTCTACGTCGTGGCTGTCACGTCGACGACGATTCAGGTCGCGCTCACCCCGGGCGGCTCGGCGTTCGACATCGGCACGGCGGCGATCCTCTCCGCTGGCGACTGGATCGTTCGCGCGTCGAACGACTCCAGCTCGATCTCGATCGTCTCGACCGGCTTCCGTTCGGAGCCGATCGGCTTCGGCGGCATCTTCTGCGACGACGGCGTGCTGGACGGCAACGGCATCTCGTCGAACGCTCAGCAGTCGGGCGTGGACGACTTCTCCACGACGGCGATCGCCTCGGCGGGCTTCCAGGGCCTCGCCGCCACGTCGGCCAACCCGTTCAACCGGGCGGTGGTCCTCGACAACGGCGGCTCGGGCTCGCGGCCTCTCACCGAGGAACTGCTCCAGCAGGCGTTCTCCGACGCCGAGGAGATCAACAACGCCAACATCTCGATCCTGCTCTCCGCGTACCCGGCGTACAACGCGTACGTCAAGACGTTGACGCCCGACAAGCGCTACAACGACACGCTGGAGCTCAAGGGCGGGCACAAGATGCTGTCGTTCAACGGCGTCGCCTGGGTGAAGGACCGCTTCTGCTACAAGAACCGCGTCTACATGCCCAACCTCGAAGAGTTCACCGTCTACGAGGTCGAACCGCTCCAGCCGCTCGCCGCCTTCGACGTGCCGCGCTGGGAGCGTCTCGCCAACAAGGACGCCTACTGGGCGGGCTGGGTCACCAGCTACAACCTCGGCGTCAACGTGCGCAACCGCTGCGGGGCCGTCCTGACGGAACTCGCGGCGTGACCTGACCGCTCTTTCGCTACCTCCCTCTCGTCAGCCGGGGCGCAGGTTTCTCCTGAGCCTGCGTCCCGGCACCTCTCCCAAGTATCCGGCCAACAGGCCGAGGGCCAACTATCCATGATCCGCCGTCGCAACATCACCGACCAGTACCTTCCGTCGCTTCTCAGCCGGAACATCATCACGTTCAAACTGCCCGCGTCGAACACCACCGGACTGCGCACGGCTGCCGCCGTGACCGCGCTCGGAGCCATGACGCTGGACGGAACGGCTCCCGTGCTCACTGGCGGGTACTATTACCTGCCGGTTCCGACCCCACTCGCCTTCACGACCGGACTTGCTGCGACGACGTTCACGCTCACGATCGCTGGGCTCGACTACCAGGACAACGTTGTCACGGGGTCGGTCAACAAGTCCGCGACCGGCGTCACCACCCAGCTCGATGGGTCTGGGTACGTCTGGAAGGCGATCAGCGCCATCACGGTCACGGCGTGCAACAACCTCGCGGACACGCTGGCGATCGGCTGGTTCTTCCGTTCTGGAACCTCTGCCGCCGCAACTCACCGCATCCCCCTGTTCGTGCGCTGCTCCACCACGGCCATGCCCGAGATCATCTCCGTCAACCTCATCAACGCTGGCGGCGGAACGTTCGGGCAGACCAAGTGGTACACGGGCGGCGGGACTGGCGCGCTGCTGTCCGGTGCGAACGCGGTACAGGACAAGGGTCCGGTTGGTGCGATTTCGACGCCCGACTGCACGGTTCAGCCGACCTCGCCTCCCGAATTCAGCATCGTTCTTGCGAAGGACATCACGCTCGCGACCTACTGAGCCATGCGCGTCAAGACGAAACCCGTCGAGGGCGGCCACCTCTGGCGCATGTCCCGTTGGGCTCCACCGGATCCGGTGTGGGTCGCGACGGGACATGTCGAGGCGGTGCGCCGCGCCCTGCGTGAGTACGACCCGCTCTTGAACCTCTGGTGGTCCCCGATGCGCGGAGCGTCGCGGACCCCGGACCTTCCCGGTCGCTGGCGCGTCGTGCGCTGGGTGCCTTCGCAGGGCAACCACACGACCGTCTTCTACTGGGAGGGCGGGGGCGGGACGTACCGCGGGCTCGACGGGTCCGTCACGGCGATGGTCGACCGGCTGCGCCGCTGCGATCGTCCGATCGAGGACGTCGAGGCGGAGATCAACGCCTCCACGGAAGAGGCTGAGCGTGCCCAGAAGCGCGACCAGGAGAACTTCCGCGAGGACGTCAAGCGGCACTGGGAGGACTACGACGCGCGTGACCACGGTGTACGCCAGACCTTTGGGCCGGGCTACATCCGTCGTCGCACGGTCAAGCACTCCGACATCGAGGCGACGAACCACAAGCGGGCTGTCAACGCGAGGGTCAGCGGGTCGTGAACGTCACCCAGTTCGTCACCGCTGTGCAGGACGTGCTCGACGACGCGGGCTCCAAGTACCCCGTCGCGAGCATCGTCCGTCACGGCGACCAGCAGATGCGCGGCCTGTTCCGCACGCTCGTCACGGCGAACAAGCAGTACTCGAACTTCACGATGCACCTTCAGCAGTCGGAGGGTCGGCAGATCCTCCAGAACGTCTGGGAGTACCGGCTCCCGACGTGGGTGACTGCGGTCGTCGCGGTGCATCGCCGCCCGATCATCGTCGACGCTGGCGAGGTCACGTTCAGCCCCTATCGCTGGACGGTGACGACGCCGCCGATGCTCCAGAACGAGATCCCCAAGTCCACGCACGACCTGCGTCCGCGCTGGACGTGGGAGGGTATGCACACGCTGCGCATCTGGAACGAGTCGACAGCACCCGAACTCACGGTCCAGATCGCGAAGCTGCCCGCCAAGATGTTCAAGGCGCGGCTCACGATGGCGTCGGCGGACACGACCTCGGTGTACCTGCCCACGCAGTTGGAGTACGGCGAGTTCGAGACCGAGGAGGGCGCGTACATCAACTCCGAGGTGATGATCTCGTCGACCGCGGACGGGGCCTCGACGAACTACGGTCTCGTGCGTCGCTGCGTCTACTCCGACCCGACGAACATCGTCACCGCCTCGCGCCTGCACACGCTCTACTTCGACGCCGCGATCGACTCGACGTTCGCCGCCGAGGACAGGATCGAGACGCTCATCCCGCTCCCTGACGAGCACGTGCGCTACCTCGTGCTGAAGACGGCGCAGGCGTGCTTCCAGAAGAAGGCCAGCATGGAAGGTCTCAAGGCGATTGCCGGTGAGTTGCAGGAGGAGGGCGCCAAGTTCCTCACCTACGCGACTCCGCCGCGCGACACGCGAGGCCCGACGTTCTACCGGCGCCGCACGACCACCGTGACGCCCATCGACCCCAACCACCGCCGCAACTGGGCGATCCCGTGAGACTCTAGCCATGACGCAGTACGGAGACTTCCTGAACCGCCGCGCGATGTTCGTCACCGCGACGGCTGGCACCTACTACCCGACCGGGAAGATGATGGGCATCTCGTCGGGGCGTGCCGACGACGCGACCAACGTCCTCGCGGGCACGGACACGGCGAGTACGACGAGCACGGACTCGATCTTCGACCCGACGAAGAACCAGCAGCCCAAGGCGACGTACTACGACCGGGCTGGTGGCTCGCTGCCTGCGACCGCGAACCTCGCCTCGCCGCGCAACTGCATCATTCGCTACATCCAGGTCGTCACGTCAGCGGCGTCTTCGACCGTCCAGCTTCAGTCGCACACGGGAGCCAAGAACTTCACGGCTGCGATGGACACGGCCACCATCCGAACCTACCAGCTCGACATGCCGGTCGGCGGCGGCTTCCGTGTCGTCACGGCTGGCGGCAACTGCGCGGTCCACATCGTCTACGACCTCCTGGAGAGCTGAGTGCCCAACTACCGGGACTTCCAGCAGGAGTCTCTCAAGGGCGGCATCGACGACCACACGAGCGAGGTCAGCCTCGACAAGGACGTCGGCCCGAGGGCGCTCAACGTCGAGTTCCACGCCGACGCGGTGGCTTCCACTTCGGGCGCGCTCAAGTGGAACAACCAAGTCATCCCGACGTCGGGCATCAGGACGCGCGTCGACAAGGCGCACTCGCCGCTCTTCACGGCTGCGGCGCCCCTCGGTGGCACGGCGAGCGGAGCGTGCTCGGTCCCGCTCGTCGGCTACCTGTACTTCCCGTACGTCGAAGACCTCGACATCGGCGGGCGCTTCGTGTCGGAGGGCGACTACCTGCTCGGCACGGAGACGTTCCACATCCGTCAGGGGCGCTCGTTCGAGTTCCGTCGCGCGTTCGAGATCCCGATCGAGGAGAAGCTCTACGAGGCTGAGACGCGCGGCGCGAACGCTCCCGCAGTCGGCGCGGAGTCTGTGGGATTCAACCCGCCGCACGGCTTCGACGAAGCGCTCGACGAGTGCATCATCCTCGCGCAGAAGGGCGGCGACCGCGCACCGATGTCGTGGGCGCTCGCAGCGGTCAACATGGGCGAGTGCATCGGCGTCAGCGCGGCGAACGCCAACCGCCCGTCGAACTACGCGCTCGTGTTCCTGTGGCTCGATGTCGCCGAGTGGGGCCATCACTCGCCCGCGGTGATGAAGTACAACCTGACGAGCGGGCAGCACCCGACGTCGGGCGGTGCGAGTGCCTTCAGCACGCAGGGCTACCGTGCGATCTTCATCAACAAGTGGCTGCGCCCCGGCTCGAAGTACAACGTCGCGGTGCAGCTCAAGATGGACTCGGGCTCTCCGGGCACGACCGCTGGAGCTGGCACGAACACGAGCTGGAACGCGGACGGGTACTTCAAGGTGCTCGTGTCGGAGGACCACGCGATCCCCGACATCTACTCGTACACCGACAGCACCGCGACCTTCAGTGGCATGCAGGTCATCCGCGGGCCGTCCGACAGCGCGCGCTATCTCTCGCGCTACGGCATCCGCTACGCAGGCCGCGACCCGCACTTCATCGGGATGGGCCAGCGCTTCAACCCGTGGAGGACGTGCAGCTTCATCCCGCTGGGCATGGACGCTGCGCCTCTCGGCAACGGCGGCTTCAGCGTCGTGGACCGTTCGGCTGTCACGGCGGCGAACCTGTACGGCATCGGCGCGTACACGCTGACCTGCAAGCACACCTCGGGCGATGCGTTCGTGACGATCGAGAACGGCGCGGGCACGCCTGCGCTCGGGCTCACGACGAACAACACCAACGGCGGCGCGTGCCCGTGGGGTCCGAGCACGACCCAGTGGAAGGGGCCGGGTGACGGCGCGGGAACGATCTACAACACCGAGGCGCTCAACGGCTACCGCCTCGTCGTGACCAACGACTTCACCGCGGGTGCGATGAAGGGCGGCGTCATGAACGCGCTCGTGTACTCGGAGTCGGGCGGCAACGCGCGGCTCACGATCACGAACGGCGCGACGGCTGCGAACTTCACGACCTGGGCCGCGACGCCGGTCCTCGTCCAGTGCTTCCGCTGGCACCAGCGCGATCTCATCAACGGCGAGTTCGCCATCGCCTCGAAGCCGATCGAGTACGAGACCGGCGACGATCTGCTCGACGCGCGCAGGCAGACGAACCTCAAGTACACGATCAAGCTCGACGACCTCACGGACCCCGACGTGGGCCTGTGGCAAGCGGTCTGGCCGCTCGACGATGCGGAGGGCACGACTGTCCGCGAACTCGTCGTGGGCGGCCTGCGCAACGGCTACATGGCTCCCTTCGGTATCGGCACGTCCGAGATCGGCGAGCAGACAGCGCTCTTCGTCTCGGGCGAAGGCGAGGCGGTGACGCTCGACCTCTCGGGCGACAGCGTGTTCGCGCGCGAGTTCAGGAACAACCTCGCGTCGGGCTCGATGGGCCTTGCCTGCGAGATGACGTTCGTGCCGACCGAGGCGTTCTACGCGCAAGACGAGTCGATCACGCTGCCTGACCGCACGACGGGGGGTACGACGGTCGGAGGCGTTCGCCCGCGCTTTGTCCCCGACCTGATCTCGTGGGACATCAAGGACTCGACGACGGCGGGCACGCGCACGCAGGCGAAGCCGCTCATCGCGCTCACGCACCGCGCTGCGCTCCAGTCGAGCGGCGTGCCGTTCACCAAGCCGTTCGGCTTCGGCGTCGAGATCGGACACGTCTCCGACCAGACGCCCATCGACCCGATCACGGTGCCGGACCTGTGGCCATTCTTCACCGACGCGACGACGGCAAACATCAATCGCTACGACTACAACGCGCCGTGGGTCGGGAAGGTCGTGACGATCCAGGTCGGCATCCAGCCCACGTCGACCGAGGACGTGTACGACGTCTACATCGCGCTGCACCCCAAGGAGGCGTTCAAGCCCGAGGCTGGCGATCCGGGTGACAGCGAGTTCGCGTACTGGACGAAGGGCGGCGGCAGCTACTCGGCGACGTACAGCACGTACTTCACCGCGGCGCACGTCACGATCGCGAAGAAGGATCTCGTCCGCAGCGTCATCACCTTCGGCGGTCGCTGGAACTGCAAGCCCTCGGGCTTCACGAACGGCCTCGGCGTCCACGAGCTGAATGCGCGCATGCTGCTTCTCCAAGCGCGCGTGTTCGGCACGGCGGCCCCCGGCGCCTTGCCCACGAACAACGGCGGGATCACGGCGCGCAACGGCAAGCTCGAAGGGTTGCAGGCGCTCCCGCAGCGCGTGCTCGACTCTGGAGACATCTTGCGCCCGGTCGGCAAGGGCCTGCGCAACGCGAGCGTGCAGAGCGGATCGACGAGCGTCACGCCCACGACGCAGACGGCGTTCTTCACGTCGGCGGCGAAGGACACGATCGACGCGGTGTCGGGGACGTACCTCGTCGTGTCGGGCGACCAGACGCCGCTGCTCTCGCTGGAGACGCTCGGGCGCTCGCAAGCGGAAGCGTACTACGTGTCGTCGGTCGCCTCGGGCGGCACAAGCCTCACGCTCTCGACGCCGTACAAGAACGCCACGAGGAAGAACGCGGCGGCGCGCTCGGTGCGGCTCTTCGGGTACACGGCGTTCAAGGACGACATCCGCGACACGCTGCTCACGATCGGGCGCGGGGACTCCTACAACCCCTCCACGACGACGGTCGCGAACGTGCTGCTCACCGACGTCCTGTGGGAGAACAAGGCGCCCTTCGGCGACGGCTGGCGGCTGCGCATCTACTCGCCCCTCGGTCGCTCGTCGGTCGCGGAGATCCTGCCTGAGTGGACGCGCTCCCCCCTGTGGCCGCGCCGCGGCGGGGACGACGGCGTGCTCGGGATCTTCTCGCACAACGAGGTCACGTACGCCGCAGCGCGTGGCGTCCTGTGCGAAGCTGACGACCGTTGGAGGACGGACGGGCTGGTATGGCCCACGGGCATCGCCTTCCGCGCGTATACCGCAGCGGAGGACGTCCTGGTGCCTTCCGCTGAGGACCGGCTGGAGTTCGCCTCGGCGGGCTCGGCTGCGATCGTCACGTCGGCGACGGACGGCTACAACCTCGTGATCGACGTCCGCGGCAAGCTGGACACGATCGGCGAGTACCAGACGGCCATGTGGGTGGGCGAGCCCAACGACGACCCTTCGGCCTTGGCGAGTAGTGCCGCGGGCGGGAACCGGCTCGCGTACATCGTGCGTTTCGCGCGCGGGCGGCCCGAGCTCGCGATCGGCTCGACGGCGAACTACACGGGCACGACGAAGCCCGAGAAGGGCCTCTTCATCGCGCAGGGTGCGGGCACCGTGCAGCCGGGTGAGGAGTTCCACATCCGCTGGTATCTCGCGACGCGCTCCTCGGGCACGATCCTGAAGGTGCCGTACCTCAAGATCAACGGGCGCAAGAGTGCCGTCACGGTCAAGACGAAGGACAACAACGCGAGCATCACGCAGGCGACCGACTGGCTCATGGTGTCGGGCATCATCGGCGGTGCGGTCGGGACGGGCTCGGCCACGAACGCGATGTCGTCGAGTGCCAAGATCATCCTCGGTGCGGCGCACGACAGCTACAAGACGCCGACCGCCTCGGTGACGTTCGTGAACGGCTCGGTGCAGGGCGACTACCTTTCGCCGCAGCGCGTGCAGGGCTTCGTTCACGGGCTCTCAGGCACGATCTACGAGTGCGTGATCTCGCGCCAAAACACGTTCACGACGACCGACCCCGACGACTTCAGCCCGTACGACGTGAGCTACGAGGTCGACGCGGGCGTGCAGATGCTCATGTTCCAGTGCCTCGGCGAATCGGCTGAGGGCGTGGGCCACAAGGTGTTCGACTCTGGCGCGGGCCAGCGCGGCGTCATTCGCTCTAACCCGTTCCTCTCGTTGTGGCACGAACTCGGCAAGACGAACAACATGGCGTCGTTCGCCGAGTACGGCGCGCAAGTCTACTGTGCGACGGGCGCCCTGCCTGCGGTCGTCGCCAACGGCAAGGGCCTGCGTGCTGGGATCCCGGCACCCACGACGGCGCCCACCTTCAGCGTGCAGCGCTTCCCGTTGTGGAAGCCCAACCAGCGCAGCAAGACCGCCGACAGCACGGTGAACGATCCGATCGACGCCGCCGCAGCCGGTGCGTCGCAGCAGATCAACCACTACCAGGGCGTCGGCAACTCGTACTGGAACCAGAGCCTCGGCAACGCGGCTGACGGCTCTGCGCTCGCGTGGGACGCGGGCGACTACTTCGGCTTCAAGGCGTACATCAAGCCGGTGTCGGTCACGGGGCGCGTGAACCTGTGGCGCAAGGGAACGCCCACGTCGCAGGGCGGCCCGTTCATCGAGTGGCGCGACGGCGTGCTCTACTTCGGCTGGTACGACACGTACCTGAAGGAAGAGGTCTACGTGCGCACGACGCGCGCAGTCTTCTTCCCCGGCGAGTGGCACTACATCTACGTGCGCAAGCTCTGGCCGCAGAACGACGGCTCGCAGGGCAACTGGGTCAACTCGCACTGGACGAGCGGGCTCATCCGCCGCAGCGCGATCACGGGTGCGACGGGAACGGCAGCGCCGCCTGGAACTACGATCACGGTCGGGGCTGCGACAGGGCGTGTGATCTACATGCCGCCCGACCTGTCGTTCATCGAGTACATCAAGACGAACCCGGCGGCGGAAATCCCGGCTGGCGCGTTGACGTGGACGGGTGGGAGCGGAACGGCTGCTGCCTCGACGCGCCCGATGCACGACGTCTGCGTGGTGCGCCGCATGCGCACGTCGAACCTCGACATCGCGCACCAGTCTCCGCTCGACATGCACTACGGGCGCGTGGTCGAGTTCACCGGTCTCGGTGCGGGATCGTTTGCCGCGGGCGACACGCTCACGGATGCCTCGACGAACGTAGCGAAGGTGCTGTGGGCTCACCCGGCAGCCGCGGGCGTGCAGAATTGCTGCATCTACTTCACGGCTGGAGGCCCGACGTTCTCGTTCAACGTAACGAACGGCACGTCCACCGCGACGGGCAACACGGCAGCGCCTGCGCTCTTCCGCAATCAGGTCAGCCTCACGACGGAGTTCTACGAAGTGCAGAACGCGGGGGCCACGGGACTCGTGACGCCGATGGGCTGCATGCTCAACGGGTACACGGGAGCTGCGGCTGGCATCGTCAACAGCGCGATCGACGTCGATACGGTCACGGCGGGCACGCAGGCGTTCCCGGTCTTCAATCCCGACATGGTGGGCATGTACTGGGTGTGGGGCTCAGTCGGCGGCGGCACGGCGTCGCAGCGCGGCAAGCTCTACCGCATCGCGTCGGTGAACGCTGCGGGCACGCAGATCCGCTGTGTCGTCGAAGGCACGACCGCAACTACGGAGTCCTTCGCTGGCTTCGTGGGGTGCGAGGGCGGCGTCTTCACGGGCGTCGCGCTGGCGAAGAGCGCGAGCTTCGACTCGTCGAAGTTCCCCGACACGGGCACGTACGACGTCGAGGCGTTCGGCTCGTCGGTGCAAGGCGACGCGATCTCTGGCATCACGCCGTTCAACGGTGACTGGGCGACCCCCGGCTGGGTGCAGGTCGCGGCTTCGACTGGCGAGGACGCGCGTGTGTTCGAGAACGTCGACACGTCTCGTGCTACTGGCGCTGCGGGAGCGGACCCCCTGAGCATCGGCACCGACCCGTGCGAGTTCCCGATCTTCGCGAAGTACGGCGAGCCGGGCGAACTGCGCTACGACGACAGCAAGGTCTTCTACACGACCGACGCGCAGACGTACGCCGCGGCTGGTGGCAACGCGAGCACGCAGCCCAACGGCCCGACCCTGAGCGTGCCGCGCGACACGAGCCCGGTGACGACGGCCAGCGACTCGGCGAATCCGGTGTTCACGTACACGCAGGGTGCCGACTCGTGGACGGGCAAGCGCTACTTCGCGGTGGCGTTCTACGACTCGCGCCAGGACGCGGTGAGCAACCCCTCACCTCTGCTCACGGTCGAGCCGAACTCCGAGGACATCGTGAACCGCGCGGCTGCGGTGCGCTACGTCGTGAAGGATCTCCCCGTCGCGCGTGGCGGGACCGACGTGACGGTTCGCATCTACGCGAGTCTCGCGGGCGGCGCCTCGACGGATCTCTTCCAAGTCGCGGAGGTCGAGAATGGATCGTCGCAGGCTGAGGTCTTTCTGCGCGAGGACGAGATCGGCGTGGGGACTCCTCTCGCCTTCAACGCTTTCGAGCCGCCGCGCTGCGAGCTCGTGGAGGGCTCGGCTGCGCGCATGTGGTACGCGGCTTTGGAGTCCGACCCCACGGCGATCATCGCGAGCAAGCTGGGCGAGCCGGTCTCGATCGACTACGACACGGGCACGGGAAGGTTCACGGCTGGAGCCGGTGCCAAGGTGACGGCGCTGCGCGACCTCGACGCTCAACTCGTGGCGTTCAAGCGCCAAGCGACGGCGACGGTCACGCACGTCGGAACGGGCGTCAACGTGTTTGCCTTGAGCACGGGCCTTGGCGCGCGATCGCATCAGTCCGTGCGGGCGCAGGACGGCTACCTCGTCTTCGACAACGACCTGGGCCTGTGCATCGCAAGCCGCACGGCGGGAGTCTCCTTGGCCTCGGCGAAGAACGTCTCCGAGCGCCTGCGCACGTTCTTCACGGAGGTCGTCGATCCGGTGAAGGGCCTGCGCTCCAGCGCCGCGGTGAACCGTCTCTCGAACGAGTACGTGCTCGTCACGCGCGACGTGGACGGGCGCCCCGTGTGGGCCAGCATGCAGCAGTACGAGGGCGGTGACGGGCTGCGCTTCAGCCGCGGCAACGGCATGAACGTCACGACGATCGCCTCGGTGCAGCAGAAGGGCGGCGGCATCGACAGGCTCGTGGGTGGGACCGAGGAAGGCTTCCTGCTCTGGATGCGCGACGATCGCACGACGCTTGCGGGCATGGGCGAAGACCCGGCTGCGTGGGGATTCTCGACCATCGAGGCGTCGAGCACGACGGGCGACACGGCGGTCCAGCTTCTCGGCACCGATCGCGCCGACCTCCAGCTCGAAGGCCCGCGCGGCGTGCCGGTGCGCTTCCTCGACGACGACGGCGTGGAGCGGCGCGTGACGGCGTACACGACCTACGGCGACGTGCTGCTCTTCTCGGACGTCGCTGCGGACGTGGTGCCCGCGAACGCCTCCATGACCGTTGGCGCGCAGGAGTTCCTGTACGAGACGGGCTGGATTGCGATGGGCAACCCGTTCATCCGAAAGCAGCTCTTCCAGGTGCAGTTCGTGTTCAGGAAGGAGGCCCAGGGCGAGTTGCTCCTGGAGTTCTTCACCGACCTCAACCGCACCGACCGCGCGGGCAACGCCTACTCGATCGACCTGTCTTCGGTCGGAGCCGACACGCGCGGCAAGGTCGACCTCTCGCCGTCGATCGAGGGCAACTGGTTCAAGGCTCGAATCTCGTCTCCCGACGTCACGGCGGGACAACGCTTCGAGCTCTCCGCTATCATCTGGCGCGTCGTCGACGGCGATCAGAACTGAGGTGCATGATGTTCGGACTTCTCGCAGGCATCGGGTTGGGCAAGGCCGCTGACGGCAGCAGCAGCAGTCACTCGGGCAAGCCGCAGGGCGGGTACTTCCAGGGCTCCGTGAACGGTCCAGGGGGTCAGTCGTACTCGCCCTTGACGACTGGGCAGGGAGCCCTTCCCGGCTTCCCGAGCGCGCTCCAAGGCGCCAACGGGTACGCGGGTGTCGCGAGCAGCCTGCTCCAAGGCAGCGCCGAAGCCGAGAAGATGATGCGCAAGGCCGCGGCGTACGACTACGCGCACCGTGCGGGTGGGCTCGCGCGCGGGTTCGCGGACTACCAGGGCAGCCTCACGGGCGACATCAACGGGCAGGGCCTCTCGCCTGAGCTTGCGAAGCGCATGCTCTACTCGCGGCGCGCGGCGACCCTCGGCGCCATCGGCGAAGCGGGCGGTCAGTCGCAGGCGACCCTGTACGGCGGGCTCGCGGAGCTGCGCAAGGGCACTGGCACCGAGCTCGCGGACCTCAAGCTCGCGGAGTTGGAGCAGATGCTCCAGCTCTACTACGGCAAGAAGGCCGCGGACCAGCAGCGGCGCAACTCGTTCTTCAAGCTCGCGGGGAGCGCGCTCGGCGCTGCTGCGGGCGGCATGGGCGGCGGCGCAGCGGGCGCGGCTGGTGGCGGGTACAACTACCCTGGGACGATGGTCGGCTCGCCGACCGGAGGGTGAGAGATGGCTTTCAAGTTCTGGAATGCGCCTGCGCCCCCTGGGCTTGGATACGCGCTGCACGACTACGTGGGCGCGGTCCAAGAATCTGGGGCCGCGATGTCGACTGGACCCGACCTCCTCGCGGAGATCATGCGCCAGAACCGCGAGATGCGAGCCAAGCAGGAAATGCAGGCGTCGGAGCAGGGCTTCGAGGCGCAGAAGCAGCGCGACTACCTTGCGGGCCTGCTCGCTCACGCGCAGTACACCCAGGGCCAGGAAGCCGAGCGCCAGAAGTCGGAGCAGGAGTTCCGGGCGAAGGAATCAACCAAACAGGATGATGCGATGCTTCGTCGGGAGCAGGCTCAGGAGTCGGGCCAGACCTTCCGCGAGATGTTCCGCCAGTCGGCTGAGACGGGGCGTGCGCTCCAGTCGCAGAAGGCGATCGACGAGCGGCAGGCGGCGATGCAGTCGGCGTACATGGACCGGCTGGACAAGAGCGAAGAGGGCCGCGACCGGCGAGCCCAGATGCGCTCGACGACCGACCTCGCGCAGACCGGCCTCCAGGTCTTCAACCGCGCGCTTGGCTCTGGACGCTCTGGGAGCTCGCAGGGCGCACGTAGCGACAGGTACGGCCAAGGGCTCTCGGCGCTCGACGCGGCGAACCTGCGGCTCAAGGCGCGCGAGCAGGCGGCCAAGGAGCTGGGTGGCGCTGGCGGCGACGTCTCGAAGGTCGACCCCAAGGCGCTCGACGACCGTGAGGAGGCGATCTACCGGCGCTCGGCTGGGCTTCCACCGCCCGACAAAGAGCCGGTCAACCTCGACGAGGTGAAGGCCACCGTGCAGGGCATGGCGGCGCAAGGGAAGTCGGACGAGGAGATCCAGAAGTACCTGGAGTCGAAGGGCTACTCGCTCGACCATCCGCTGCCGGACTCGGCTCAGCCGCAGGCTCCGCAGACGCCCGTGCAGCCGGTCGCTCCCGTGGGCGCCCAGCAAGGCCCGCAGGCTCCGCGCATGTCGCTGTACGACGCGGCGCGCGAGGCGGGTCCGATGCAGTTCCCGCTGCCGCCTTCGCCCGACGACCCGATGCAGCCGGACTTCGCCGCGGGCGGTGGTGGCGGCATGGACGCAGGTGGCGTGTTCGCGCCGCAGGAACCTTCGATCGAAGACCTGCTGCCGCTCATGGGCATGAACCTCAACCAGCTCAACGCCTTGTCCGAGGCGGCGCAGTTCGCCAAGCTCCGCAGCGCGCGTAAGGCGTACGCGCAGCGCTCGATCTACGAGCGTGCTGGAGTGCAGCGCCCCGACCCGCTGGACCCGTTCCGAGCCCTCAAGTCCCCGTGAGCCCCGGCCAGACCTTCCGTGACCTGATCGCGCAGAACCGCGCCAAGCCGGGTGGGACGTTCCGCGACCTCGTGTCGCAGAGCCGTGCGCCCGAACCCCCCGGCGCCCTGGAGACGGTGGGCGCTGTGGCCTCTCAAGCGCTGCGCCAGCCGCTCGAATCGGCGGCGTCGGCGATCTTCGAGGCTCCCGCCATCGCTGGGCACGCCATCGCGACCCCGATCCTCAAGGCGTTCGGTGCGACCGACGAAGACCTCGCGGACCTGTACGCCTCGAACCCGGTCCACAAGGCGGCCCTCGGCCTCAAGGCGGGCGTCGAGGCGATGCTCCCGCGCAATCAGGCCGTCGAGGCCGAGCATCCGCTTGCGATGGGCGTCTCTGGTGCCATCGGTGAGGGTCTCGGTCTCGCTGGTGTCGCGGTCGTGTCGGGTGGCGCCGCGGTGCCGACCCTGCTCATGGCGAACGCTGCCGGTGCGGGCGCCTTCACGGACGCCAAGCAGAAGGGCGCGGACGACGAGACGGCGTTCGTGGCTGGTGCTCTCAACTGGGGCATCGCGGAGGCGACGGCTCCGATCTTCGGCAAGCTCTTCACGCGCATCAACCAGCGCTCGGGTGGCAAGCTGGCGCAGGAGCTCACGAACATCGCGCTGGAGACCGGCGCTGGCGCAGGGACGGGCGTCGCGCTTCAAGCTGCGTCGAACGTCATCGCCGAGCACACGTACGACTCCGAGCGCGAGTGGTACGACAACCTGCTCGAAGGCGGCGTGCTCGGCGCTGCCGGTGTCTTCCCGTTCGCAGCCGGTGCGCGTTGGTGGAAGGCGCGTGGCGCTGCGAACCCGCGTGAGGTCGAAGCCAAGGCGGCGCTTCAGGCGCGGCTGGAGACGCTTGCTGAGTCACCTGTTCCCCAGGAGGCCCCGAGCTTCGTGGATGAACTGCGCTCGAAGGTGGCTGGCGAGCCCGACCCGTACCGACGAGCCGACGCTCTCAAGTCCGAACTTGGGCGCGAACCGACGCCGTACGAGTTGCAGAAGATGGGCGGCCTCTCGGACACCGAGGCGCGCGACATGGCGCGTGTACGCTCGGGCCGAATGACCGTCGAGGACGAGGCTCGCATCCGCGCTGAGTCCGACGCAGCCGAGGAGGCCGCGCGCGTCGAGGCGAATCGCATGCGCGACCGGGCCGCGCGTGAGCGTTGGTCTGAGCGTGACCGCTCGCAGATGGAAGCGGAGATCGCCCAGGACGCCGAGCGGCGCGCCTCCGAGCGCGCGCGCATGGAGGAGTCGCGTCGGCGCTGGTCTGAGCGCGAAGCCGCTGACGTCGATGTGCAGCGTTCCAAGCTCGCCGAGGCGGGCAAGCTCGAAGCGGAGCGCACGCAGGCTGAAGACGCGCGCCGCGCTTCTGAGCAGGCGTGGTACGACGAGAAGGTCAAGCCCTGGGTCGGCGTCGGACCCGAGGCTGCGGCTGCTGCTCGTGGCGAGGACATCGGACCGCCCAACACGATGCTCGGCATGCCGCGCGCCCCGCTGCCTGAGCGCCCCGTCGCTGTCCGCAACCGATCCGCTGCCGAGCTCGCTGATCCCGTGGGAGGCGACCCGCGCCTCTACGACGAGGCGAAGAAGCTGCGGCCTCCGCCTCCGCCCGAGGAGGGCGGCGCGTCACTCGTGGACATCGGCGACGGCTTCCACGGCACGCTCGACCGCACGCTGCCTGCGGAGTACACGGCGACGAAGGTCGGCATCTTCGACCAAGCCGCGAAGGTGCTGCGCGCTGCGGGCCTGCGCATCCCGATCCAGTGGGGCGGGATCATCAACGGCCACGAGGTGAAGGGCTACTACGACTTCCACGCCGACACCTTGCGCGTGGGTAAGTCGTACGACTACGTGACGATGCTGCACGAGATCGGGCACGCGCTCGAAGACGCCGTGTTCGGTCGCATGCACACCGCGCGCAACGCCGAGAACTGGAAGGGCCTGCCGCCCGAGGGCATGAAGGAGCTCGACCACCTCGGCAGGCTCCTGTACGGCGACAAGGTGCCCAACGGCGGGTACGCGCGTGAGGGCCTCGCAGAGTTCACGCGCATGTGGGCGATGAGCCCCGAGGCGCTGAGGACTGTCGCGCCGAATGCGTGGCGCTGGTTCGAGGCGGAGTTCCTCATGCGCAACCGCGCACTGGGCGGCGAACTCGACAAGCTCCAGAAGCTCATCACCGCGTGGCGCTTCCAAGGCTCCGCGGCGCGCGAAGCTGGCTCCAAGGTCGATCCGCTCAAGGCGCAGGGCTTCATCGAGAAGTTCAAGCGCACGATGCGCAACACGGTCACGCGCTCTGCGCTGCTCGACGAGGCCGCGATGCTCAAGGTGCTGGAGCAGCCGCTCACGCGCGCAGGGAAGACCGTCGCTCCGGGCAAGAGCGCCTACCAAGTGGCGTCGGCCTTCGCGCGCAACGCGCCCGCCATCGCTGACCGCTTCATCCACAACGGCGTCACGGACATCTACGGCAACAAGGTCGGACCCAGCCTCCAGGAAGCCGTCGCCCCTGCGCGTGGTCGCAGCGAGCTGCTCGCGTCCTACGCCCGTGCGCGTCGCTCGCGTGCGGTGTGGACCGACGAGCGTCACCCGACCGACCCCGGCATGTCGCTGGTCGACGCCGAGAAGATCATCGGCGACACCGAGCGCGCACACCCCGAGGTCGTGAAGGCGTACGCGGGCCTGCGCGAGTGGTGGACAGGCGTCGAGAACTACATGGCTCAGGCGAGCCCGACGTACGCGCAGGCGATCGAGTTCCTGCGCAAGAACAGCCCCGGCGACTACCTGCCCTTGGAGCGCTACTTCGAGGACATGGACCTCGGCGTGAAGGGCAAGAAGGGCGGCAGCGCACGCACCGGCAAGGTCGGCGAGAAGCGCGTGGGCAGTTCGCGCCCCGTGAAGGATCCGCTGCCGACGCTGGTCGCGGAAGCTTCGCGGCGCATCGGTCTCGCCCACAAGCGCGCGGTGCTCGATGCGGTCATCGACCTCGCAGACCTCCCCGGCAACGGCTTCTTGCTCTCGGAGATCAACCCGCGCGGCGTCGCGCCCGAGGTCTCGAAGCTCGCGCAGGAACTCGAAGCGCGCTCCGACGTCTCAGGCTCGCAGCGCTCGTCGGTGCTCGAACTCTTCGACGAACTCTCCGCGTCCGACGTCAAGGGCGGCGAGATGCCGAAGCTGCGCGTGTGGGATCCCAAGGTCTTGGCGGCTGACGGCAAGTTCGGCGGCTGGCGCGAGTTCAACGTCCACCCCGAACTCTACAAGGCGTTCGACGCGCTCGACCTCGCGCGCATCCCGCAGACCTCCGCGGCGATCAAGGGCTGGCTCGCGAGCGCTGGCGTCACGTCGCGCAACGCGATCGTCCTCGGCACCACCGGGCTGCGCCCTGCGTTCGGGCTCTTCACGAACGTCATGTACGACCTGCCGTCGCTCTTCCTCTACAGCCGCTCGTCGGCCTCGACGCCGCGCATCCTCGCGACGGTGTTCGAGCGTGGGGCCAAGAGCTTCGTGCGCGCGATCTCGGGCGGCAAGTACTCCGACCCGTGGATGGACTGGTTCTACAACGTCGGCCTCGACTCGTCGCAGGCGTTCAAGTCCGAGTACGTGACGCGCGCCTCGGCTCACGGTGTGCGCCGCCTCGTCGATGGCATCGGCGTCACCGACATCACTCCCGGCAAGGTGCTGCGCGAGACCGGCCACTACGCGATGGAGGTGCTCCAGTTCATGGAGCCCGCCATCCGCCAGTCCGAGCTCAAGCTCGTGGCGCGCGACCTCGGCTGGAAGCCCGGCGAGCCGATGAACATGGACGTCGCGGTGCGCCTCATGAACGCGACGAAGGACGTCACGATCAACCGCACGCGCGCGGGGCAACTCGTGAAGGCGTACAACCTGTTCGTGCCGTTCCTCTCGGCGGCGGTCGCTGGCCCGCGCGAGATGGTGAGCGCTGCGAAGGATCACCCTGCGCGCTTCTTCGCCCGCGGCATCGGCATGGTCACGATCCCCAGTGTGGCCCTGTGGTACTACCACCTGAAGGACAACCCTTGGTGGAAGGAGCGGCGCCCCAAGGAGAAGCTCGGCTCGTGGTATATCCCGTTCGAGGGCGCTGACGGTCCTGAGTGGTTCAAGCTCCCGATGTCGAACGAGATGGCGCTGACCTTCGCTGGCGTCCCCATCGCGATGCTCGACGCGCTGCACGACCGAGACCCCGACCTCGCAGGCCAGTACGCGCTGGCACTCATGGGTCGCGCGGCTCCGCCCGTGCTGCCTCCCGTCGTCGAGGAAGTCGGAGAGCAGCTCGCGAACAAGGATCTCTACACGGGCGCTCCGATCGTCCCCGGCTCCGAGCAGGGGCTCTCGCCCGAGGAGCAGTACAACGAGTTCACGACGCGCGCTGCGATCCGTGGCGGCGACATCGCTGGCGTCTCCCCGCGGCGCATCGACCACGCCATGCGCGGGCTCTTCGGGCCTGCGGCGACGGACTTCGTGAACATCCTCGGCACGGGCGCTGTCGGCATCCCGCGCGACCAGGAACTCTCGGACATCCCGGTGTTCGGTCAGCGCATGTTCGAGCGCGGCGGGCAGGCCAACATGTCGTCGCAGTCGATCGACCAGTTCTACGACCTCCTGGGCTTCTCGCATCAGCGCGAGGCGAGCCAGAAGATGCCCGAGACGGAAGACGAGCGTTCGCGTCGGCTCGTGCTGGAAGACGCGCACAAGGCGATCGTGGGGCTGCGTGCGATGGCGAGCAACGAGCCCGACACGAAGAAGCGACGCGCGCTCCAGGCCGAGGCCGTCGACATCGCGCGTGAGGTCGTGGAGCACGTCAAGTCGGGGAAGACCGAAAGGCTGTGGGACGTGTACTCGCGCGCCAAGGAGTACAGCGCTGAGAAGAAGCTGCTCGACGATGAGCGCCGTGAGCGCCTGCGGACGGTGAGCCCGTGAAGCTCGTGCAGATCGACACGTCGAGGCCGATCATCGTGCCCGCCTCGGGCTCGCCCAACGGCAAGCAGATCAAGATCACGCCGACTGCGACCCCCGGCACCGAACTGCACAAGGCCGTCGAGGGCACCGACTCCTGGGACGTCGTGACGATCGAAGCGTGCAACACGAGCGGGGCGGCGGTCGTGCTCACGATCGAGTTCGGCGGCGTCGCCGTCGACGACCAGATCAAGGTCTCGATCACGAACAGCGCAGCGCCCGTCGTCGTCGTGAACCAGCGCTGGGTCAACAACGGCATCGTCATCCGCGCGTTCGCCGCGACCACCAACGTCATCAACGTCTACGTGAGCGTGATGAGGTACTCCGGTGTCTAGGGGCCTTCCGTTCGGCAAGGATCCCGCAGTCCCGGCCCAGGCGCAGATCGCCGCCGTCACGCAGTCGTCCACCACCGTCGCGACTGTCGACGCTGGAATCGTCCCGACGCTCGTGAACGTCATCGGCAGCGACGGCTTGGAATCCGAAACGCGCGCGAAGCTCAACGAACTGATCGCCGCGCACGAGGATCTGCGCGTCAAGTTCAACGACCTCATCTCGAAGGCCCAGGCCGCGGGCCACATGGCACCATGAGAGACAATCAGCCTCCCACCGAGTACCGCCGCGTCCTGTCGCACTCGACCCCCGTCACGGTCGGGCTCGTCATCGTCATCCTCGGCGGTGTCATCGCGAACATGACGTACATGCACAACCTCGAAACGATCATGTCCGAGAAGTACATGACCAAGGAGCTGTTCGAGGCACGGATGTCTTCCCTGGCGCAGCAGATCGCTGACCTCCGAGCGGAGGTTCACCGGCAGGGTGGGAAGTGAAGTGGGCGGTCGGCATCGTCTTGGCCCTGCTCGCGCTGACGCAGTACGAACTGCACGCGCTCAACTCCAGCGTCAATGTCCTCATCCGTTCGAGGATGGAGGATACGCAGATTGCGAGTGCGCGGTGGCGAGAGAAGAACGGGGTGGCGAACTCGATCACAACGTACCGAGAGGTGCTGGAGACCGAGCAGGAGTTCATCAAGCGTCACATGCAAGCGGTGCGCGAGATGACCAAGGCTGAAGGCGAAGAAGCGCAGACGACGCGCGAGGAACGACGATGACAACCGACAAGCTGTCGAGCATGGTGGTCGTGGACGGCGTGAAGTACGGCCCCATCGTGGATGTGCGCGATCCTGGCGAGACGGACGAGGCGTTCATCGCGCGGCACATGGTCCACGTCACGCGCTGGGTGCGGACGAACTACCCCGAGGGCAACTGGACATCGACGGAGACGACATGGGTTATCAACTGAAGACGCACCTTCGCGCTACGGCGCACCTGTACGTCATGGCTGCGATCGTCGCGGCGCTGCTGACGGTCGTGGCTGGCTGTCAGGCGACGGGCCATGGCCTTGCCCGCCTCGGTGGCGCTGGCGGTGGCGCTGCGCTTGGCGCTGCGGTGGGCGGTCCGCTCGGCGCGGGCGTGGGCGCAATCGCGGGTGACGCGGGCGCGAACCTTGTGGTTCCGCCTCCCCCGCCTGCCCCGACGACGACGATCAACAACAGCAACGGCGGCACGGTCTACACGGTGAGCGCGCAGGAGCGTGGTCCATGGTATGAGCCGTGGCTGTGGTGGGGCAAGCTCGCCGCTCTCGCCCTGGGCGTCCTGGTTGCGATCCCTCGTACGCGCCCGCACGTCCTGGGCTTCATGTACTCGGTCGTTCACGCGCATCCCCTGGCGGCTCTGGCGAAGGCTGGGGCGACGGTCGGGTGGGTGCATTCAAAGCGTGCCGACAACAT